AGTAAACTTTTACACATACGCCAAGCATGCCCCAGGCAAAATCTGCTGGATGATATTCACGCAGTTCAGTGCCAGGGCTTAAGTATACACTAGGAAAATCGTTTATTTCATCCCAGAACTTTAGCTTGGCAAAACTTAAACCTTGTAGATTAGTTACATATGGCGCTGTGCCATCTATGGTTTTAAACACCTCGGCAAGGGCCTTGACTATTTGTACACGCTTTGTCATGTTGATATGGCCCTTAATCTTGTTATCTTTAACTGCTCTGCTACTTGTCTAATTGATTTAGATATTAGCAATTTAGGGTCTCTACTACGAGGATATTGCTGTTTTCCGCCTTGACTAAATGTATCATAAGGATTGCGCATATAAGTATAAAAAGCGCTTATAGTACCCTCTCTTCCCTCACTTAATCTATTTACCCTAACACTTTCGGCGAATCTACCACTACGAAGGTTTAATACATCTCGCCTACTACCATTACCCATATTTCTTTTAACAGTATCAACTAACTGTGCATCTAATAGTTGATGTAAGCTTAGTATATTAGTAGCACTTATTTTTTTATTTGTACGCTTACTACGTATTTTAACTGCTGAATTGCTTTTCTGAATAGTTTGCTTAAGTTTTTTAACTTTAGCCGTAGTTTCTTTAATCAACTTGTTAAGTTGACTAGTCATATCTGACTTATCTTTAATAGTATTTTTACTAGTAGCTTTTGTAGTACCTATAGATGTTTGGTTTTTACCAGTTTTAATAACATCTTTTACGACTTCAGCAATATATTGTTTTATGCTTAGTGATCCTCTTGCATTTACAGCCATATCGCCAAGTGAAGCTGCATTATCGCGAATAGCGTCTGCTAAAGCAGGTGATGTTGTTGAAATAATATTTGCTTGAGTTTGTATCAGCTTAGCTAAAGGTTCTAGATCTTTTATAATTCTATTAAAAGCAATGTTTACATTACTCTTAGCAGCTATCTGACCTTTAGGAAACGCAGCAATAAAACTATTAAGAGAAGCCCCTAAATTTTTTAATATATCACCAGCCTCTGCGTTAATTTTAGTTATCTGCATTTCTAGTGTAAAATAGGGCCTATTATCTAGTGCACCTTTTGTTGCCTCGGTAAAAATGGCTATTTCATTAGTAAGATTACTACTAAGAAAATCGGCATCTAATAGTAGTTTAATAGTTTTATCTACAAAATCTAGATAATTTTCAATTTGTTCGCGTTCTTGCTGATCTTTTATATCACTAATGTCAACATTAATTGTAAAATCTCTATATGTTCCACCAGGGGTAAAGTTTACAGCGCCTCCCAATGCAGCTGCTACTTTTGCGGTAAATATACCAGCAAGATGACCAGCTTGTATAGAACTTTGTATATATTGTAAAAAAGTTTTATCAGTTAACGGATCTCGTTTACCTGCGGCAAGAACTTGAATATCTATTATGCTGCCCACATAGATTAAAAACTTCTCTATTATTTTACTTGTAGTTACGCCTACTAATCTAACTTGTCCGCTCTTTTGCATTTTGGCAGCTTCAGCAGGAAAACTAGTCTTTACAAAATCATCAAAGTTAATTAGACTCATTAATTCAGTACTGGCAGTTTTAAAAACGCTCTTTTGAAGTTCGTTATCTAAATCTACTTTAAGTTTATCGAGTGACTGCCTAGTTAATATATTTACTTGATTGCTTTTAACTGAACTAAAATCACTGCGAAGTTTTTGTGTATCTTTATAGGTTTTAAATATATCTGCACGAGTTCCGCTTTTGCCTAGTATTACGCCTTTTTCACCGTATATTTTTTCTATTCTGGCCCTAACTACGGCACTTAGTTCTGGTGCTGACATTACGCATAATCCGCTACATATTGATCTAGCACACGCTTAATGTGCGCTGGAAAGTTTGTAGTAGCTACATATTGTATTTGTGTAACATTTGGGGTTACATCACGATTAACATGTACTGCACTATTATTCTTTGAGTAATATTCTACAAGATCAAGCACAGCTAATTTAAGATCATCTGGTACAAACTCATAGCCAGCAAAATAACTAACTTTATATCCGCGTGGATGTAATGCAAAATATCCTGGGCTAGCTACCATGCGAATACTATCACCATCCTGTATCCAGTCTGTAAACTCTACAAGGGTAGTTGCATAAGTTTTACCATAGTTAGTACTTTGACTAACTTGTAGTACGTTAGTTACTGGAGTTTCTTTTAATATTAATCGGTCAAAACCACCATCAAAGTACTCCGTTTTAGCTTCGTCATAGTAGTCAGTAAAATTTCTGCGGCAGTAGGTTTTTACTAACTGACTAACCTTGGGTATTAGCAAATCGATTTCAGTATCTTTATTGCTGCTAGTAATACCAAGGTAATTTTTATATTCTGCTCTAGTTATTAGGTCAGCCATAAACCCTCCTCTGTCTCTAAAGACCAACTAATTGGGCTTTAGAGACAGGACTCTTTCGAATCCTGTCCATATAACTATAACTAATTAGGCTAAGTAACGAACTGCTACAACACCATGACCATCAGTTGTTGATAGTTGTGTCATACCAATACGCATACTTGCAACTAGTACGCTACGCTGATTTACAACTTCATCATCGCTGTCAACACGCATACCACGATGTGTTCCAACTAGGAAGTTACGTGGGTTAACGATAACTGCAGCAGCAGCACCGGCAGCAGCTGCGTCAAAGCTTGCGCTAACGATAATTGGTGTATTACCAATGCTACCAACTTGACCTGTTAATAGTGTAGCATTTGGACCAGCTTTATCTACTGTTAGGAAGTTTGTATCCTCTAGTAGTTCAAAGTAAGCTTGTGTACTTACAAAAGCTACTAGTTCGCTAGGATTTAATCCCCAAGCTGCTAGTTTACGACGAGCTTCCATCATCTTAAGAGCTGTCATAGCTGTGCTGCTTGTAGCTAGTGTGACTGTTGGCTGTAGTAAGCTGCCGTCACCACCAACTGGATCATATGTTGCTAGGCCCTTAAGTGGTGTGGTTGCATCACCTGCACCAATTAGCATGGCTTTGTCAAGTGTTTTAGCCATACGACGTGCCATTGCATCACGAATGATTGGTAGTAGAGGAATTAGTGTATCCTCGTCTTCTTCAAACGCAATATACTCTTTTGTAGCTAGTTTATAAGCTGTTAGAGTAACTTCACCAATTGTATGTGTACGCTTTGTACCGCTGCTTGTACCTGTACCAGCAACTGTAGAACCCATATCTGAACCATAGTTAGCTGCAGCTACCCATGTTGCATCACTGCCTGTATCTGGGTTTACAGGAATACGCATAACTGGTTGTGGCATTGTAATGCTACTCATAGCACTAGACACAACTAGTTGACGACGCATTTCAGCTTGAATTGTTGTGCTAACTTCAGTTTCCCATAGTTCGCCATTTGTACTAGTAAAGCGAGCAGCACCACCAAATGTAGCAGCAGCTTTTTCTAGTAATGTTTTACCAAACTTGGTATCCTGGATGCCTTTACGCATAATCTTGGCAAGTAGAACTGCCTTTTCTTTATCTGCATAAGGAATGTCTGCGTCCTTAGGATCAGCAAACTGCATACGGCTACGCTGTAGTGCGTCTAGCTCAACGCTCTTGCTTTGTAGTTGCTCAAGCTCTTTGGCCTTTTCTTTGATAGCAGCCTCTAGGCCCTCGATTGCACTCTTGTGCTCATTAGCCTGATCTTCTAGGCGCTTTTCAATATCGCTTAGTAGGCGGTCAGCACCTGTGTCAACTGTTTGTACAGCTGGAGCTGGTGGAGTAACTGCGCTAACAGCAGCCTTGATTTTGGCCTGTAGGGCTTCTTCTTCAGCTTGTTTACGCTTGGCTTCTTCAGCAGCTTTTGTTTGTGCTTCTAGCACGGCTTTAGCAGTTTGCTCAGCAGCTTTAGCAGCAGCATCTGCTAGTAATTTCTCTAATTCTTTTGGATCCATATCCCATTCCTCATTTGTTGTGCTTTTTGCTGCTTTTGGGGTATCTAGCTTTTTAGCTGATGCCTTTGGTGCTGGTGCAAATTGCTGTT